TTCTATGGCTAAATCACCTGCATGGACACGCAAGGAAGGCAAGAACCCCAACGGCGGCTTGAACGCCAAGGGACGGGCCTCCGCCAAAAAGCAAGGGATGAATTTGAAACCTCCCCAGCCGGAAGGAGGCAGCAGGCGCGACTCCTTCTGCGCAAGGATGGAAGGCATGAAGAAAAAGCTCACCAGCGAGAAAACAGCCAAAGACCCGAATTCCCGTATCAATAAGAGCCTGCGGGCATGGAACTGCTGATATGACTGAACATAACGACACTGTCAAAAGCATCCTAGATGTCACAGCTATCTTTACTACACTGGGTGCATTTTTGGAATGGATTTCTCCTGTGTTTGGCCTTATTGGAGCCGTTGTTGGTCTGATGCGTATCGTTGAGATGGCTACAGGAAAGCCTTTCTCAGATGTCTTTAAGTGGAAAAAGAAGAAAGACGACGATGCCGAGCACAAGTAAAAAACAGCACAATTTCATGGCAGCGGTGGCGCACAGCCCATCGTTTGCCAAGAAAGCAGGGGTTCCACAGTCAGTGGGCCAAGATTTTGTAAACGCGGATAAGGGCCGCAAATTTTCTAAAGGTGGTAATACTATGGCTACACAAATGGATCCCCGCGTTATGAAAATGATGTTGGACATGAAACGCAAGCAAGATATGAATTCTCAAGTCATGCCATCCACTTCCCGAACTGGGCTGGGTGGTGGACTGTCTGGCGGGCTTGGCGCAAGCAGCGGCATGAAAAAAGGTGGCATGGCTAAGTTTGAAAAGTCCGGCAAAGACATGGAAAAGGGCATGAAAGAAGGCTCCAAAAAAGACATGATGGCGGACAGAATGCAAATGGGTATGAAACGTGGTGGTGCTACTAAGAAGATGGCTGGCGGCGGCCTTGCTGCTGGTCACAAGAGTGCTGATGGAATTGCTCAACGCGGCAAGACCAAAGGCAAAGACATTGCAATGAAACGCGGCGGCAAATGCTAAGGAGCTAATCATGGCTGATGACAAAAAACCGTCCAATTACGACGAAGTAATGGACGCCAAAACACAGGCAAAAAGGGACGCTGCGTATGAAGCTTCTCTGACCAATACGGAGCCAAGCCCAACTCCAAAGTACAACGCTGGCGCAGGTCAAGGTTTGCGTGGGGTTAAAAGGATGGCTTCTGGTGGTTCTGCATCTAGCCGAGCCGATGGCATTGCTCAACGCGGTAAAACTCGTGGCACCATTGTTATGTGTGGTGGTGGGATGGCTGGGGGCAAAAAGTGATAGCTTCTCGCGGCATGGGTGCTATCAACCCATCCAAAATGCCCGGCGCGAAGAAAAAAGCCCGCCGGGACGACACTGACTTCACGCAGTATGCGGAAGGCGGCAAGGTAAATGCTGCGGGAAATTACACCAAACCCAGCTTGCGTAAACGCATCGTGTCTCAAGTAAAGGCAGCGGCTACGCAAGGCACTGGCGCTGGGCAGTGGTCAGCACGCAAAGCGCAGCTTGTGGCCAAGAAGTACAAAGCCGCTGGTGGAGGGTACAAAGATTGAAAGCACCGCAGCAATCCCTGAAAGATTGGGCGGCCCAAAAATGGCGTACCAAGTCGGGAAAGCCATCGTCAAAAACAGGTGAGCGTTATCTCCCTGAAGCTGCTATAAAGTCTCTGTCCCCTGCCGAGTACGCTGCGACCACCAAAGCAAAACGAGCAGGCAAAGCAGCAGGCAAACAGTTTGTAGCCCAACCCAAAAGCATCGCAAAGAAAACAGCAGGTTTTAGATAATGGCAACTACCGGCACCACAGCCTTTAATCTGGAGTTTACAGAACTCGCTGAAGAGGCTTGGGAGCGGGCTGGGCGCGAGATGCGCTCTGGCTATGATTTGCGTACTGCCCGTCGATCATTGAACTTGATGACCATTGAATGGGCCAACCGCGGTCTCAACATGTGGACCATTGAGACGGGCACGATTACGTTGACCCAGGGATTGAACACGTATGCACTACCCACAGACACGATTGATTTGCTGGACCATGTAATCCGAACTCAACCCAATGTTGCGTCAACCCAGGCTGATTTGAGCATTACCAGGATTAGTGTTTCTACCTACGCCACAATCCCCAACAAGCTGACCCAGGGCCGCCCAATTCAAGTGTGGATTCAGCGCTTGTCAGGTGAAACTAATCCAACTTCTTCAACGCTTGACGGCGCAATTACCTCAACGGCTGACTCCATTACGCTCAATACCGTTGTTGGCCTTGCTGGATCTGGCTACATCCGCCTGGACAGTGAAGACATCTATTACACCTACATTTCAGGGAATACCCTAGGTGGCGTGTTTCGCGGCCAAAACAATACGACAGCTGCATCCCATGCAACTTCAACAGCAGTTAATGTTCCTCAGCTGCCAGCTATAACAGTGTGGCCTACGCCTGATGGATCGCAGACCTATCAATTTGTTTACTACCGGCTGCGCCGGGTCCAGGATGCTGGTAAGGGCGTTGAGACGGCCGATATGAATTTCCGGTTTTTGCCTTGCGTGGTAGCGGGCTTGGCTTATTACATAGCCATGAAGGTGCCTGAACTCCAAGGGCGGCTTGACATGCTAAAGGCGGTTTACGAAGAACAGTTCAAGCTTGCTGCTGGTGAAGACCATGAAAAAGCAACCTTGCGTCTTGTGCCCCGCATGGGATTTATTGGTGGAGGTGGGATGTAATGACCTCGCCATATGCATCTGGCAAATATTCAATCGCCGAATGTGATCGGTGCGGACAGCGATTTAAGCTGAAAAGATTGAAGGTTGAAGTCATAAAAACTAAACTCTATCAGTTGAAAGTTTGTGAGGAATGTTGGGATCCTGATCACCCACAATTGCAGCTTGGCATGTACCCAGTCAATGATCCCCAGGCGGTGTACCAGCCCCGCCCGGACACGACATATGTGGCTGGCGGCTTGAATGGGTTGCAACTGACTACTAACGGTCAAGGAACTCCAACAGGTGGCTCCAGGGACATTCAATGGGGGTGGTATCCTATTGGTGGATCTAGCGGTTTTGATGCGGTTTTGACTCCAAATTACTTGGTCGGAACCACAAGTGTTGGCACGGTAACAGTAACGGTTTCATAGGAGTCCATGATGGCTAAAGAAGGCATGAAAAGTGATGTGGCGCAAGACAAGGCCATGATTAAGAAGGCGTTCAAGCAACACGATGCCCAAGAGCACAAAGGTGGCAAAGGCACTACGTTGAAGCTGAAAAAAGGTGGGCCCACTACGGATGACCGTATGCGCCTTGGCCGTAATATGTCCCGCGCAAAAAATCAAGGGAGCAAGTAATGGCCTACAGCATGAAAAAGGGCGGTAAAGAAGTTGGCCAAGCCAGCGTTTATGCGCCTCCTCATACGATGGACGGCAAGGCTATGAAGGCGTCTTCAGGTCCTAATCGCAGCAAACTTGATACGCTTGATGTTGCAATCGGCGCATACAGTAAGTCCGCTGGTGACGAGCAAGTCAAAACAACTGGCATCAAGATGCGTGGCGCAGGCTGTGCAACTAAGGGCGTAATGTCAAGGGGCCCGATGGCATGAACTATTCTGAGCTTGTATCGGCGATACAGACCTACACAGAAAACAACTTTCCGACGATTACTCTCGCGGACGGTTCTACGGTCTCGTCTACGGCTCAGATTAACCGCTTCATTGAGCAGGCAGAGCAGCGCATCTACAACACGGTTCAGTTCCCATCTTTGCGCAAAAACGTAACGGGGACAATCACGGCAAACAACAAGTATTTGTCTTGTCCTAATGATTTCTTAGCCCCTTACTCATTGGCTATTTACCCTAGCGGTGGAGGTGACTACACGTACTTGTTGAACAAAGATGTAAATTTTATGCGTGAGGCTTACCCCAACTCAACAAGCACGGGGATACCAAAGTACTACGCATTGTTTGGCCCGACTGTAAATGGTTCAACAATTACAAATGAGCTAAGCATCATCCTGGGGCCAACGCCAGGAGTGACTTATTTAGCTGAGCTTCACTACTACTATTACCCAGAGTCCATCACTACCGCATCAAGCGGACAAACATGGCTTGGCGACAACTTTGACTCTGTTTTGTTGTATGGTGCATTGGTTGAGGCTTACACATACATGAAGGGCGAGGCCGATTTGGTTGCCCTGTACGGCAAAAAATACGTTGAGGCATTGGCTCTGGCTAAACGTCTGGGTGATGGAATGGAGCGTCAAGACGCTTATCGCAGCGGCCAGCTCAGAGTTGAGGTTAGCTAATGTCCATTGTCCAAACTCAAACCACCAGCTTCAAGCAGGAGCTATATCAGGCGGTTCACAACCTGTCGTCTGACACCATCTACATCGCCTTGTACACGGGCGATGCAAACTTGAACGCAGACACAACGGCCTACACAAGCTCAAATGAAGTGGTGGCATCTGGTTACACGGCTGGCGGGCAAGCATTGACTGGTGTCTCCATCAGTTCATCGGGCTACACTGCCTACGTAAACTGGGCAAATGTGTCTTGGACTGCGGCTATCACCGCCCGGTGCGCCCTGATTTACAACGTGACCCAAGGCAACAAGTCCATCGCCGTCATTGACTTCGGCGCAGACAAAACCTCGACTACCACGTTTACAATCACCATGCCCGCCAACACGGCTACCACTGCACTTATCAGGAGTTCAAATTGATTGTTACGACGACCAAAGGCGACATGGACGACTCCCTGTTGGAGCATCGCACTGGCACGATTGACAACGAGAACGAGTTGACTACGTGGGTTGAGTATTGGCTGGAAGGGGAGCTTGTCCACCGCTCAGCCCATGTGATTTTGAAACAGATGCCCAGCTTTGCTGGCGGCGAAACCGCAACCTTTTAAGGGGAAATACCGTGGCGAACACCCAATCAATGTGCACTTCGTTCCTTGGCGAACTGATGACCGGCACGCACAATTTCGGCGTTGGCCCCATCCGGGCGGCTACCACAGCGGACACGTTCAAAGCCGCTTTGTACCTAGCTTCGGCAACCATCAACGCAGCGACTACGGCCTACACGGCTACAGGTGAAGTGACGGGAACCAACTACACGGCTGGCGGCATCACGGTAACCAACGCTACCGCGCCCACTTCTACCAATTCTTCGGCCACCGCCGGGGTGGGCTACTGGACACCCTCTGCCAGCTTGGTGTACACGACTGTGACCCTGACCACTGCGTTCGACACGGTGCTGATTTACAACTCCACCCAGAGCAACAAGGCGGTGAGTGTGCATACCTTCTCCTCGCAGACCATCACTGCGGGAACCTTGACGCTGACAATGCCGTCCAACACCACGACGACTGCACTGCTGCGTTTGGCTACAACCTAATAGCGGGGCGCGGCTATACGCCGTGTAGACCATGTTTGGTATAGACCCGTTTTCCGCTGCGCCGTTTGGAGCCACGGCTGCGGGCGGGTTGTCTGGCGTCCAAGCCACCGGTAATACTGGAAGCGTTTCCACCAGTCGCACAATTGCGCTCACCGGGGTCAGTGCAGAAGCCCAAGTCAATTACGCATGGGGCACTGGGACTTGGAGTTCCTACGGCTGGGGCGGCGTATCCCCGAACCTTAGCGTCAGCGTCAGCTACGACCGGGCCATCACAGGCGTTGCAGCTACCGGAGCAGTAGATAGTGTTTCTGTAGAGGTCTCCCTCGTTCTTTCCGGTGTACAGGCTTCTGGCGCTGTTGGTACGGTCACCTACGAACTGTCAAAAGCCCTGACCGGGGTTCAGGCCAGCGGGGATGTTGGTACGGTCACGTACAGCATAGCCAAGGCCATAGCGGGGGTAGAAGCTTCCGGCGCGGTTGGGGCTGTTGTTTATGGGCTGGCACGAGACCTGACAGGCAATGCCGCTGCTGGCGCAGTAGGCACGGTCACCTACGGCGTATCTCAAACCCTGACAGGTGCACCTGCAACCGGAGAAGTGGGGTCGGTCGCCCCAAGCCATACGCTGTCGTTGTCAGGAGTTGATGCTGCCGGGGCGGTTGGCGTCATTGGGTTTAGCAAGGAAGCAGCCCTTACTGGGGTTCAGGCAGACGGCGGCGTGGGGACAGTGGTTCCCCCGCTCAGCATCAACACCGTTTCCGCTGAAGGGCAGGTTGGCAGCGTTGGGTTTAGCATCACGATGGCGCTGTCTGGGGTGTCTGCCTCGGGCTACGTGGGCTCACTCCGACTGTTGTGGGAACTCATTGATGACAGCCAGACGGCCAACTGGCAGAATATTGACGACACACAGTCCGCTGCTTGGGCAGCTATCGACACCGCCCAGAATTCCAGTTGGAGCAACACGAGCACCACTCAAACGCCGGGCTGGGATACAATTGACAACGCGCAAACCGACCAGTGGGAATTGGTCGAAACGACATAGGGTTCTAGATGGCACTTGTTTTAGCCGACCGCGTACAGGTAGCAGCGACAGCCAACACGACTGTCAGCTTCACGTTAGGCGCGACCTCTACCGGCTTTCAGAGCTTTGCCGTCATTGGGAACGGCAATACAACGTACTACTCCGCGACGGACGGAACCAACTGGGAAGTCGGGATTGGCACTTACGCCACTGCTGGCCCCACCCTTACCCGCACCACAATCTTCTCGTCGAGCAACAGCAACAACGCCGTCAGTACGTTTGGGGCGACCGTCACGGTGTTTGTGACCTACCCCGCCAGTGCGGCAGCTACTGACGGCAAGTCAATCATCATGTCGATGGTGTTTGGAATCTAAAGGAACCCTATGGCAAACCCGAATATGGTCAATGTGTCCTCCATCCTTGGAGTGACTACCTACCTTGTGCCGACCACCACAACCGCAACTACATGGACTGCCCTGACTCCATCCGCTGGAACCATCAACAAAATTGACACCATGACGGCTACGAACGTCACGGCGACAGCGGCGGTTGTCACCGTATCCATCAATAGCGCGACCGGTGGCGGCGGTACTGCGTACCGACTTACGTACCAAACCAGCGTACCGGGCAACTCATCTTTGGTGGTCGTGGATAAAAGCACCATGATTTACGTCGGTGAAGCCCAGTCTATTGTGGTCACATCGGGAACCACCAATGCAATCGAGATGGTGGCTACTTACGAGGCAATCAGCTGATGAATCGGTACAAGGGTTCCATTCGGTCTGCTACGGCTGCGCCTACCAGCAACATTGCTGCGGTTGGCATATGGACTTTGACGGAGCAAATGCAAGGTAAACAAGCAAGTGCTTGGCCGGGGTATGTAACCCCCACTGTTGACTATCTTGTAGTTGCAGGTGGAGGGGGAGCAAATCGTGGGGGTGGGGGCGCAGGTGGTCTTCTATCAGCTACTGGGTTTTCTATAACCGCAGGGGTTCAATACACTGTTACTGTAGGCGGCGGGGGTGCGCAAGGCACTGCGAATGCAAATGCGAACTTCGGAAGCAATTCTGTTTTTAGTAGCATCACAGCAACGGGTGGGGGACAAGGCGGGGGCGCTGGCGGCGTTGGGGCTACTGGAGGTTCGGGCGGGGGCGGAAGTGCCTCTGGCGGCTCGGTAGTTGCGGGTGGCTCAGGTACAGCGGGCCAAGGAAATGCAGGTGGCGCTAATGCTATTAACGCTGATACTTCTCAATCTCCTTACCCGTCAGGAGGAGGCGGTGGAGCGGGCGCAGTGGGGCAGACTGGGGGTGTAAATTTTGCGGGCTCAATTTCTGGTACAACGCTAACAGTAACGTCAGTTACTAATGGGGTTCTTGGCGTTGGGCAAATAATACAAACTAACGCCAGTGCTATAACTGCGGGTACAACAATTACCGCATTAGGCACAGGTACAGGTGGTATAGGTACATACACGGTAAGTGTGTCTCAGACTGTTTCAGCGCAATCAGCTATATATACGTTATATCAGCCGGGGGCAGGAGGAGCGGGCCTTACATCCACTTTGCCTCCTTCTGTTTCTTGCACTGCTAATATTACAAATACCAGCACTACAGTTGCAGTAACCGCTATATCTACCGGCGTATTAGATGTAGGAACTGTGTTAGTTGGTACAGGCATTCCAACAGGTGCATACATTGTCAACCAGCAGTGGGGGGCGAGTGGCACAGCAGCGGCCAATACAACCGCTACGGGCAGCATCAATACAAACACCATTACAGTGGCAAGCGCCACAGGAATTGCAATAGGCCAGTTAATTTCTGGGAACGGTGCAGCAGTCACGGGTATATCTAACGGAACATACGTTGCAAATTTGGTAGGCACAACGGTAACACTGAGCAACCCATTGACCGCTGCGCTTGCTTCCACGGCGGTATATTTTTTCACTGCCGGTAACACTGGGTCTTACACAATTAGTTCTGCTGCTACGGCAACCACCACAGGCTTGTCCACCACAAGCAATGGCGTTTATTTTGCTGGCGGCGGTGGAGGCTCTTGCTTTGGTTCAGCACTTGTTGGTAGAGGCGGTGCTGGTGGCGGGGCAGCGGGTTCAGCAGGTTCAAACGCTATGGGGTCAAGTGGGGTAAAAAATACTGGCGGTGGCGGGGGTGGCACAGGAAATGGCGGGGTATCTGGCGCTGGCGGTTCCGGTGTAGTAATTATTCGCTATCCAGACTCGTATGGTTTAGCTGTAGCCACCACAGGTTCACCCACAGTCACTACCGCCGGAGGCTACCGCGTGTATAAGTTTACTTCTTCTGGAACAATCACTTTCTAATCATGGCCCACTTTGCGCAAGTAATCAACGGCTATGTCCAGCAGGTCATTGTGGCTGACCAAGATGTCATCGACTCTGGTGCTTTTGGCTCAGGATGGGTACAGACCAGCTACAACACTTACGGGGGCCAACACTTAATGGGTGGCACGCCATTCCGCAAGAATTACGCTGGCATCGGCTACACCTACGATGCCCAAAGGGATGCGTTTATACCGCCAAAGCCCTACAATAGCTGGACGTTGAACGAAGATACCTGCTTGTGGCAGCCGCCTGTAGCGCGGCCTGTGGACGACAATATGTACGACTGGGATGAAGAATCCCTCTCTTGGAGAATGATTACATGACGACTGCGTATACCTCCCTCTTGGGCCTTGCCCTCCCTGTAACGGGCGAACTGTCCGGGACATGGGGCGACACGGTCAACAACTACATCACCCAGTACCTTGATGCGGCAGTGGCGGGCACGAACACCATCAGCACCGATGCTGATGTCACGCTGACCAAGACTACCAATGCATCACTTACAGGGACTTCCTCGCAGTACTCCATCATTCTCTGGACGGCAGGGGGCACAGCAACCCGCACCATCATTGCCCCCGCAGCATCGTCAGGTAGCCGCCAGTACTACATCGTCGTCAACAAGACTTCCAGCACGCAGTCCATCAAGCTGTGCGGCACGGGGCCAACCACCGGGGTCACCATTGGCGCGGGCAGTTCGGCAATCTGTGTATGGAACGGCTCAGACTTCATCAAGGTCTCAGGAAGCGGTGGGGCTACCGGTGGCGGGGCCGACCAGATTTTTTACGAGAACGGCCAAACGGTGAACACCAGCTACACCATCACAACCAACAACAACGCCGGTACGTTTGGGCCCGTCACAGTCGCAAGCGGAGTCACGGTAACCATCCCGTCTGGTTCTGTCTGGTCAGTTGTTTAAGGAGAACCCATGAGTTCAATCGCACTTTCAGGCAACGCATCGGGCGCAGGCGTATTCACCATCGCCTCGCCCAACAGCGCCAGCAGCTACACGCTAACCCTCCCTGCGGCCACGGGCACGTTGGTAGCGGGTGCGAATGCAAATAGCGTCGCCTTGCCCGGCTCCACATCGGGCACGATAACACTCACCGCACCCGCCGTTGCGGGAACGAATACCATTACTTTGGCCGCGCAGACGGGAACACTGAATGTGGCTGGCCCAGCGTTCAGTGCGTATGCAAGCACTACGCAAAGCATCACAAGCAACGTGCATACAAAGGTGGCGATTGACACGGAGATTTTTGACACCAATTCATGCTTTGATACTGCCACCTACCGATTTACTCCGACAGTAGCTGGATACTACCAAGTCAACGGTCATATACGGCTATCTGCCAACGCAACCACCATATCGCAAGCGGTAGTTAGTATATTCAAAAATGGAACCACCGTAGGCGCGGCCTCCGTAGACAATTTTGCCACAACGGTAATTACATCGTATGTTGCCCGCAGTATTAACACCCTCGTTTACTTGAACGGTTCTACTGACTACATTGAGTTGTATGGGTCAATTACAGGTACAAGTCCCCAATTTATTGCTGGTTCCGCTACAGCCACAGCTTCTTTCTCCGCAAGCCTTGTGAGGGGTGCATAACATGACACTGTACGAAAAAATTATGGCGCTTTACCCTGACATGCAGGAGGCGGATTTTGCGGAGTTTGTTCTGCTGCAAAACGACTGGGATGGGCGCGGTGATTACATCGCCAAATGGGAACACCCCGCTCTCCCACGCCCCACTGAGGAGCAACTAGCATGACCGCTGTACTATCAGGCACAAACGGGCTGATTCAGTCCTACGGCTACATAGACAATACGACCACCCCGGTCGCTGCGACCAACGGGTTTAACTACACCTTCACGCCGTCATCGACGGGAACTGTGCTGGTGATAAACCCCGCTGGCACATTGGCTACCGGCATCATCACGATGCCCGCCTCGCCTGTGGACGGCATGACCATCACGTTCAGCAGCAGCCAGCAAATCACGGCGCTGACAATGATGGGTAACGGTGCGAACATCAACAACGCCGTGACATTGTTGCCAGCCAAGACAGCGGTGACCTACGTCTACCGCGCAACAGGCACTACTTGGTGGCCTATGCAGAGTGTGCCGGGTACAGGTTCGCAGTTGGTGAGCGGCACTGCGGTAGCGTCCACCAGCGGAACTAACATTGATTTCACCGGCATTCCAAGCTGGGTCAAACGCATCACTGTTATGTTTAATGGGGTTAGTACAAGTGGCACAAGTAATTTGTACTTACAAATCGGCACAAGTAGTGGGGTGGAAACTAGTGGGTACGTTTCTGGCATTGGAAGTAGCACATCTGCTGGTTCTGCTGGATATGCTTCTGCTACAACTGCTTTTATTTTGGTAGGCATTAACACAATTACAGATACGCAAAATGGGTTTGTCGTGTTAACTAATGTGTCTGGGAATATTTGGACTGAAATGGGCGCGTTAAATCGGGCTTCTGGCGGCACAAGCGCCGTTGCTACATCGGCTGGCTCCAAAACTTTAGCTGCGGTTTTAGACCGTGTACGCATCACCACAGCGGGCGGTGACACTTTCGACGCTGGCTCCATCAACATTCTTTACGAGTAAACCACTATGGCAACCACAATTAGCGGAAGCACTGGAGTCGCAGCACCGGGCCTGACCTTATCAGGCCAATACACCGAGGGTGTTGTAGGTATTGGCAACTCAGGCACAGCACAAACACTATCTCTTGCCAATGGCACTTTCCAAACGGTGACCATGACAGGCAACTGCACGTTCACTATGCCTGCTGCAACGGCGGGGCAATCGTTCACTTTGTTGATTAGTACGGGTGCGGGCTCCTTCACGGGCACGTTCACGGGGGTCAAGTGGCCCAACAATACTGCCCCCACCATCACCACGACTGCCAGCCGCTGGGACATCCTGACGTTCATCAGCAACGGCACTAGCTGGTATGGTAACTTTGCACAGGCATACGCATAATGTTCTCTGCTTCTCGCGTCGCCATCGCAGACCAAAGGGTCGGGGGGTATCTTTTTACCGCCACGATTAGCGCGAACACGAATAACTACAACCTACGCGCCGCAGCCGTAACCGCTGGTTGGGACCAAGTAAAGCCGCTTTTTGCAACGGTCACCATCAATGCAGGGGTTTATGTTGGTTCGGCATCGACTGGTACTCGCGCATTTGATACTGGGGTTACGTTTCCCGCTGGCACTACTTTAGCTCTCATCAATAACGGGACTATCATTGGGCGTGGGGGTAATGGGGGTACGGGGCAAACACCCGGATGTGGCGGCGCAACTGCGGGCGCGGCTGGAGGACAAGCACTAATTGCACAACAGGCAATCACTATTACCAACAACGGTACTATTGGTGGCGGTGGCGGTGGCGGTGGTGGCGGTAACGGAGGAACTTTTGGGTCTGGCGGCAGCAGCAGTTCGGGCGGTGGCGGCGGCGGTGGCGGACAGGGTGTTAGCTCTGGGGGCGCTGGCGGTACAGGTAACGCAGGAGCAAGCAGTAACGGTTCTGCTGGTGGAGCCGGTACGTTAAGTGCAGCAGGCGGGGGTGGCGCTCCGGGTACAGGTGGTGCCCCAACTGCTGGAGGAAGTGGCGGTACTGCGGGCGTTGCTGGAAGTGCTAGCGCCGGGGGTAGTGGCGCTGCCGGAGCTTGCCTGACTGGCAACTCAAACATCACATGGTTAGCTTTTGGAACACGATTGGGGTCAATAACATGACGATTGAGAACATCACTTTTGAAATCACGGCAGTCAACGAGAGCTTGCGCTGCATGGACGTTGTGTTTCGTGCAACAGGGCAGCCTGAGGTGCTTGTTGGTGCGCGTATGCCTTTTGAAGGTGAAGACTTGAATGCTTTGATGGCTTCAGTAGCACCTATTGGGTATTGGGAAGACCTTGCTAAACAGGTTGCCCCCGTAACGGTTGGGACTACCGGCGCGGTCACGCTAAATGCGCCAATCAATACTGACAACGTGAGCACCATGTGACGTTGACAACGCCGCGCTACACATTTCAATTTGGAAAGAACACGCACAATGTCTACCGTTGTTTTGCTGGTGAAGGAATACCAAAGCATGAACATGATTACGCCCATGCGACAGTCTGCCACGTTGGGAAAATTGTCGTGCGTAAAGAGGGGGTTCAGCGGGAGTTCACGCCGGAGTCTGGTGCGGTTGTGCTCAAGGCCAACGAATGGCACGAAATTGAAGCGTTGGTAGATGGTACGGTTTTTGAAAACATCTTTGTAACCTGAGTAAAAATGATTGACCCCTTTACCGCCTTTGCAGCCGCGCAGGCAGCGGTAAAGGGTATCCAAGCCGCCATCAAACTTGGCAAGGACGTTCAAGGCATTGCGGCTGACTTGGGTAAGTTTTTTGAGGCCAAGGACGCGGTTCAAGAAGCCGCGAACAACCCCAAGAAGTTCAAGTCAGACACCGCACAGGCACTAGAGACGGTGATGCAGGCTAAGCAGCTTGCCGAGGCCGAGAATGATTTGAAGAACATGCTCATCTGGTCAGGAAATGCCGACGTTTGGGAAGGCGTGCTGCTGGAGCGCAACAACATCATTCAGAAGCGCAAAAAGGCAGAGATGGAAGCTGCTGCGGCCAAGGCCAAGCGCAAGAAGGAAATCATGGAACTGCTGAACATTGCATTCTGGGTGTCGGTGTTTTTGTCTGCCATCGGCCTGAGCTACTTTTTCACGATTTTGTTCCTTGAAAGGAGAGCATGATGGAATGGCTTAAATCAATCGCGCCTACCGTTGCTACGGCGCTGGGCGGCCCTCTGGCAGGCATGGCGGTGTCCGCTGTGTCCAAAGCCTTGAACATTGAGCCGGAGGAAGTGCAGAACGTCATCAGCAGCAACAA